AACAAAGCGCTCTGCGTCCGGGTCGGTTGTAGCTTTGTATAATTTATAAGAAATCATATTCTTTATCCTTGAAAAAATAGACTTGATTCCTTCAAGACTCATCTAACAATAAAAGAAGAGAATACTCACACAATTATAGCGCCCACTTTAAGCCACCCATACCACTTGCTACTTCAAACCAATTAATATTTTCAACATATACTGCCAAATTATATACATAGTTTGTGTTTTGTGAAAGTGGCCATGGGTCAACCTCTACTTGAAATACTCTTACACGACTTGTATTTAGCGAGCCAGTTGGCTGACTTGAAGGGCTCTCAAGTGAAAATGAATATACAGGAAGATACGCAGCCTCTTTTGCAGCGCCTCCATTTTCATAGCGCCATGGAGTAATCTTTGTGAAATAATCGGTTGGCTTCTCTTCTTGTGCTTCATTACCATCCAAAAGTATGCGCAAATTCCGAATAATCCCAATCTGTGTCGCAGGTTGAATGATACCCGATGAGATTACATTGCTTAAAGCAAGTAAATTTGAGCTTCTTTTGAAAGGCTGCGCAGGATAATTCCACCAGTTTGTCCAGTTCAGCACATCATTCTTATATTGAAGACTATCTGACCTCCGTGGAACAAATAATATCCGATTCACAGGGTTATGTGTTTCCAAATCTAGAATCTGTCTGTTATACATTCCAGGAAATGAATATCGTGTTGTCTGATATATAAGATATGATAAAGGCTGACTCGCAAAAGTCTTCCGCTCATCATCTGTAAGGTATGTAAAAGTACATTGAATTCGTGGATTTAGGAACCAGGTAGATAAGACAGGTGGTGTATATCCAAAATCTACCGCAAATAGGTTAAATACTCCATCAGGTTGCCCAGACGGGCCACTCACATCCATATAGGCTGGTTTATTACCTGATAAGTCTGATGCAGCTGTATTAACTTTATAACCCGGTGCTACACGATACCCATTTACATCTAGAATTGTATAGAGTTCCTGAATTGGCCTTAAAGTTAGCTGTATTTCGCATTCATGGGACTGAAGCGCAACAAGTGGGAGTGCATTTGCAAATGATTGTGTAAACCAGAAAGGGAGCGGAACATGAATATCTTGTCCAGGAATACTGGGATTATTTGCCTGTTGCCCAGTTGTTCCATCTGATACTACAAGGGGGTAGCCCTTGTTAGGAGGGATGTTGCCATCTATACCAGCATATATTCCATTAGCAGGATTATTTAATTCGTGCACATCACCTATGAGGCGCTGCCACTTTGCAAATTCATCCTGGTCAAGGTCAGCATGGGCTTTTGCAATTATATAATCAGAGTCAAACTCCTGGATTTTTTGGCCGCCAACATGGAATGATGCATTTTGAATTATGTGAGCTCCTAAATATCGTACCCATTGGAAATTGAACTGCTTTGCTGTATTTGCATTTGGAGGGTCAATATATCGAGCTTGTCTCTGATTATATGGTGGCACTATGGCCGAAACATCCTTACAGTAGATGTCAGGAACACGAAAAGTGAAATAGAGATCGCTTAGTAAATCAGCTACACGCTGAATCTTTACGCGAAGTTGAATTGGTCTATCATAAAATAGCTCATTTTGTCCTTCAAGAGCAATAGTTACTGACTCTTGACTGAAGTGACTGTAACGCCGAAAATTCTTGTAAAAATATGTGAATTGAGGATTTCCGCTTAAAATAGTATTTTGTGCTCCGTAAGATACCAATACTATTAAACCGCCACCTGGCATTCTCTTATTTTAGACTAGTGATTATCAAATTTAGACCCTTAAATAGATTAAATTTGATAATTGGCTAATTAGATTATGTGGAAGATGAATACTGTGTTGTCCAGTAGGCATCTGTTAAATAGTGAGGCGCATTGTCAGGACCAGCACCCACAATGTGTGCCGAGGGACCCTTATTCATAAGCGCATTAATCTCAGTGAAGGAGAGAGCATAACTGAAGTATTCAAGTCTACTAATCATTCCATTCATTGGACCCTGGAATCGGAGACCACTCTCATCTGCACTGGGAATCTTTGTCTGAGTAAACTCAACACGCCGCTGAGAGAACACAAAGAAGTTTCCAAAATTCTGGTAAGGAAGAGTTCCATCAAACTTTAACTTCTTCGCTAAGTTCCCATTCAGATATAGTTCTAGAGAGTTGTTGCGACATACAATGGTAAAATAAAACCACTTCTTCACAGGAACATTTTCAACATCAATATAATTATTCCATGTGTGATTACTATTCATATATACACGGAGCGTATTTGTCTTTCCTAAGAGGAATACACCAGGGCTCATGAGAGGATACGCCATATTATAACCCTTGTGGAATACATGGAGGAGAGAGTCCGTATCATTAAATGAACTCTCATTTATTTGTAAAAAGAAGCTATAAGAAAACTCAATACCTGTCCGTTCATTATCAGATAACACAACCGGAATTGATACAGGATCGTTGGGGTCCTGTCTGATTTCTCTTTGCTTATCACTTGGATATGTATAAGGGAGTAAGGCGGTGCGTGTTTTTGCCACCTGAGTCATAGAGCGATAGATATATTCACTCGTCATCATTGCAATATATACAACTGATACAAGCACAATACCAAGTAAGATTTGTGGAACTGGTGCTGTCCCGTTTAAATAAGAAACAACCGGAGAGCTACTGTTTGTTGCTGACATCTACCAAAGACTTCTAAATTTAAGCATAGAGTTATATTTCTAAATTTAGAACTTTTTACATTATACTAGTGTGTAATCTAATTCATTTTAGGATACTCAAGAGAGCTGCTAGCCTTAGGGTCTAATAGTGACTTTAACCATCCCATCAAACTATATTGATAGCTGGGGCCAACCATGAAATTACGATATACTTGCTCAGGATTCATGGCATATCCATACGCATTTACATTACTTATGAAGCCACCGAAGCCTGTCTTATCTAGTAATGTTAACTGATAACCAGATGGGTCCACCTTGAAAAAGCTGGGTAGCACACAAGAGCGCGCAAGTTTTCCATCCATATATACATCTACTGAGCGACCGCTGAGAACAACCGTTATATTAATCCAACGCTGTAATTCAACCTCAACTAAATCACATGTAGGGAAATAACCTGTATCCACACCTTGAGGAGATACATTGAAATCTTGAGCAAATGACGATATAGGTAATGCATCTGTTACAGGTCCTGGTACTCCAGTTGTGACACCACTATTTGCTGACCTAGAGTGGACGCGCACTGATAGAGTGTTCTTGAAAGCTCCAAGATATACCCGAAGAGTGTCAAAGCCAGTTGTACTAATTCCGCCAAGACTTAACACGTGCTTATTAAGATTATTGCGATACTTAAAATCATTAATATACATCCATAATGATACTGAATACTCGCCACCCTCGTATAATGGAGGGAGATTTGTAGATGGAACAACTGTTGCCTTACCTACCGCGCGTATAGAGGACTGAGGCCCGTTAACAATTGTAGCGATAGCGGGCACAGCGTCGCCATATAGATACTGATATAAGTAGTAAAGTGCCACTACTAAAACAACTACCGCGATAATTGTCGTAATGTTTCCAACGAGAGCCATACTATTCTATATTAGCGTATTTTTTAATTATATGGAGTTGTCCAGAACTCTAGAGGGGATGCTGGTGGCGTATTTGTAGTTGGACAGCTTACCCCAGGAGGGCAAAATGCGCCAGATGCGGTTGCATCTTTTACCTTAAAATATGGCTTGCCACGAGTATCCGAAGACCGTGTATGTTCCACAATGATTTCTTGGTATGATAATCGTCTCGCTGCCACACGCACATTGCCGATTACTCCTTGCAGATTTGATGACCCAGAATATAGACTATTCTTATTGACTATAGGGATTCGCATGAGTCTTTCAGATACAACCGTCTTATTATTATATAAAATATCAAATCTTCGCCCTTCTCGTAGAATAGCAACCTGAACCCATGTTTGACGAGGAATTGGTGGTAAGGCGATTACTTCAGGTATACTATTTTGAGTATATACTTCTAACTGTGCACTATCATCAGAATTAGATACTTGTAAGGCTAAACATTTATCAACATTCAAAATATTTGAATAGTTACTACCAATTAATTTGGTTCTCTGGCCAGCCTGTAAATACACATAAAATACTAATGTGCCTCCCCCATTTGTAAAGAATGGTGTAACAAAATCATCACTTGACCCAATATTGGTTGGATTTGATAATGATACACCATCTTTTCCATCATTAAGCAATGTTTTATTAATTAGAATTTGATTAAGACCATTTACTGACTTTGTATTTGGCCAAATATAACTTATTAAAAAAAATGCTAATGTAAAATTTATTACAAAAGAAAATATAAAGATGCCAATATTTCCGAGATTCATCTGATACCAAACAACATAAAAATTATGTTAATGATTCCAAACTTCTTGTGGCTGCTGATACTGCACTTGCAGCAGCTACACACGATGAAGTCTCTTGTAGGGATGATACATCAAAGTTACTAGTGCTAAGCGCCGGTAAAGCAGTTCGCATTTCTACAGGCATAATAGGCGATGACCATATATGAAGATTGCGTAATTGAACACCTGTTGTTGGAGATGGCCAAAACTTACCCTGAACAGATTTTGGTGGACTTGTTAAAGACCGTGTGCGTGAAAGCATACCATTTGTATATACCTCAAGTGTTTTATTACTTAGAATAATGCCTACACGAAATGCTTTACGCATAGGTACATTATATAAGAGAATTCCTTCTGTATTACCTTCTTGTGTAATTACGCTTATTTGAAGGTCATTTGTATCACGAGTAAGAGCAAATACAAGAGAAGGGTTCGTAATCATACTTGCAATAGTTGCTTGGGGTTCTCTTCCACGTGGAATAGGTACTATATTATCTCCCTTATAGAAGATTATTCTAGGAGCACCAGTATAATTATGCGCATCATCAATCTGTATATCAACTGTTAGACTATAGTTTGTAGCCGAATTTGTAGAGCCTAATGGAGTATCTGCCGCTGCTAAAGGAGCTACATCAGTTTTAGTACGCCAAAATAATTTATCATCTCCTGCGATTGATGGCACTGGAATAAAGCCAGGT